GATCTTGTTTTTGATCTTGTTTTTGATCTTGTTTTTGATCTTGTTTTTGATCTTGTTTTTGATCTTGTTTCTGTTGCTGGGACGATTGGTCAGATGTCTGATTATCAGATTCTTGGTCTTGGTCTTGGTCTTGCTTTTGATCTTGTTTCTGTTGCTGTCCTTGTTGTTGGGGTTGACCTTGATCTACTTTATCTGCTCCTTGCTCTTTTGCGATGCTCCAGGCTGCTTTACCTAGTTTTTGAAGTGCGGGTTTAGCTTTTCTTGCAGGCCATTGAACTGCGTTGATTAAAGAAGAAATATCGTCTTTGTAATCTGAGATATCAATTCCCTTTGTGTAATTAGAAAACCAGTTCGTCAACCACTGAGTAACAGTCTTTTTCTCAGTTTCTTCGTTGACTAAACTTTCAAATAATGATTCGAATTCGTATTCTAAACTTTCTACAAGATAGTAATTATTGCTTTCTTTAAGAACAGCAAATCCAGTGTCGTCCCAAGAAAAATTTGTGTATTCTAGCAGTTTATTAATAAAATAAATTTTCCAGGCTTCTGTCATTGTTTGACCGGTTTCAAGTCTTTTAACTGCCGATCCTGCAAACGCTTTGTCAATGTCAGCATTTTGAATAATGTTTTGAACGGCTTTTTTAGCATTATCCCATTCAGGATAATCTTTTCTGTCAGCCATGACATTAATGACTTCTTTAACTCGCTTCATTTTTTCTTGCGGATTATTTTCAGCCTTTATGTTTTGTGCAATTTTTTTGATATAATTGTTTAACTGCTGAATAGACTTTCTTCTATCAGCCTGAGATTGTCCTTTCTTTTGCTGTTGCTGTTGCTGTTGCTGTTGTTGATCTTGCTGAGGTTGATCTTGCTGAGGTTGTACTGTGTTAGGGTCTACTTTAGATGGCTCATCTTTAGAGTTTGGATCTACAATGCCAGATTCAATTGCATCTTCTAGTCCAGATAATGCATCATCTACAAAGTCTTGAACAAAAGTGTTTTTTGCCATTTGAGACTTGACACTTTTTCCTCCAGCTACTCCTGTAGTTTTTTGAGCAAATGCTTTTCCAAAATCTCCTAATAAACTTTCGTCTACTTTTAAGTAACCATTAAGATCGTTTATCTTCATTATTCTTTTTCCTCAACACTTTGGTAAATTTTTCTTGATTTTTATTTTTGATAGCATTTAATAGCTTTCTTTCAAGAACTTCTACCTTGTCAGAAGAATAATGTTTATCCATTAGTTCAATCAAATTAATAGCACTGGTAATTACATTAGAGGCTCTGGATTCAATAAAATGATTAATATCTTTATTTTCCCCAATTGATTGTAATTCTTCTAAAAGGCTTCTAGTTTTCTTTTGCATAAGTAAATCCTTATCGTGTATTTAGTCTAATTAGAGGAATTTATTTCTTAAGTGTGTTTAGCAAATTTTTTAATTTTGCACTTTGGACGTCTGCTACAACTTTCTTGGATTCTGGTTCTACTTGACCGTGAACCTCATCATTTACAGTGCTTGTAGTCTTTACTTTGTCTAAAATTTGATTGGGACTAGCCTGAGGCTTACTGTGACTGGGCTGTTCAGGGTCATCATCTGTGATACGCATTGTTTCAACATCATACTCCAAATCTAGTTTTTGACCGACCCCAGTAGAACTACGAGATTTCATGCACTGAATCTGATATTTACCCCTTTCACGCATAGAACGAGAAGTAAAAATGCCAAAAACATAGTCTGCTGTGTTAATCTTTGAAATACCACCAGCAATATGACTATGATCAAACTCAATCTCTTCTACTGCTGATCTGTTCAACTGCGAAGCAGTAACCATAACAATGTCGAGTTCTTTGGCTAAATTGCGCAGTTCTTCACTTACATATTTGTCTTTGATAAATTGATCGTTAGGATTGACTTTTACAGATACCGGCATAACAAGATCAAGATAGTCAACCATTACAAAGTCAATTTTCATACCTGTTTGAATTTGCAATTCGTTGATATATCCTCGTATTGTGTTTACATTGCTTTGCGCTGGCAACCCTTTAACGCGATATTTGCCAAACTTTTTGCCTGCCATTTTTACTTGTAATTCAACAGAATCCATGTCTCGTCTAATATCTCTAGTGCTCATGTTAGTAAGCATGGCATCTGTTCTTAGCGAAGTCAATTCTTCAGAAAGTTCTAGTGTAATGTAAACACCATTCAGCCCTTGATTTAAAAAATTAAGAGCCAAATTCATCATAATAAGAGATTTGCCTGAGCCTGAGCCACCAGCAAAAATATTTAGTTCGGCCCTACTCATGCCACCATACATCAATCTATCAAGTTGGGGCCAACCTGTGCTTACTTGACCACCTTGATTAAAATAACGATTTAGTCTGTCTTTAGGATCAATAAAATAGTCTGTACCCATATCTCTTTGCAAAGATATTTGAACAGCATCTTTGATAATTTTTTCTACAGGATCAAATTCATTTTTTTCAAGCAAGTCTGCTGATTGCATAATTGCTCTTTCTAGTTCATGTCTTTTAGTAAAGCCTTCGAATTCTTCTAAGAACCATTCTTCTTGGTCAGCGATCTCGGGAACAGGATCAATTTGTGCGCCAGTTGCCGCTTTGATTTGAACCGGATCTGGCATAATGTTGTATTTTGTAGTATGCTCTACAATAAATTCAGCAACCGGACGAAGCGTTCGGTCGAAATTTTGAGGATTCATAATGTTCAATACACGAGTATAAAGTTCTGCATTAGTAACCATCATTTGCAAGAACACTCGTTGAACATCAACATTATACTCTTTTAACAATTTTTCTCCTTTTTATTTCTACTTTGATTTTGCTACTTGTTGCTGATTCTAATATACTTAGTAATGCGGGAAGTTTGCCATATTTTAATACAGCATCATTAACATCTTTTATATCGTCTGACCAGTTTGGAATAGAAACTTGAAATCCATAATCTAGTGCCTGATCACAAATGCTCATTCCAGTTTTGTCTTGATCTGGAACAACTATTATAGTTCTATGCAAACTTTTTAATATCTGCGCTTGTTCTTTGCTTATTGTATCATGTGTTAAAGCACAACCGTTAATGCTTAGGGCATCGAACACTCCCTCACACACAATACAAACTTCCCAATCAGGCTTCTGCAAGTCGATGCCAAACACATAACCCTGTTGTTGGTTTTTAATATATTTGGGTATTCTGTTATCTAAAAATCTATCAATATGTCCAACAACTTTATCTTTAAAAGTATAGGGTATAATAATTTTATTTAAATTTCTTCCTTCTTCGTTTGGGGTAACCATAAAGGGATAGTCGTCAGGGTTAAATCCCCTGCTGTTTAAGTATTCAACAAACATTTTATGGCTTTCATTTTCTTCTGATATCAATTCTGCATTTTCAGGCAAATTAACTTCTTTAAAATTAACTTTAAATTTTACTTTTTTCTTTTTAGTATAGTCAATAATATCTTTGTGCTTTAAACTTTCAAAATTAAATCTAGAAATATCTGATTCACTATAGCCCAGCCAACTTAACAACAGTCTAAGACGCTTGCTTAAAGGCTTGCCCAATTTATAAGCGCATTTAAAGTTACAGTTGAAACAATGATAAGTCCAATTTTCATCGGCATCAAATATAATTCCTCCCCTAGATCGTTTGTCAGGATTGTGACCACGATGATGGCAACACACAGCATTGAAACTGTGCCACCCACTTTGAGTAGTCTTTTTCTTACCAGGGATAACCGAAAGTATATCTAGCATAGATTGCTATTGTAACACATTTTTAAAACAAAATTCAATAAATAAGGATAACTATCTAGCCAAAATCTTTTCGACTTCACCTTCTTCACTGACAAAAGTCATTCTAACGAACGGGTGATATCCTTTAATTGTATAGCCAAATGTGTCACTAACATTAGCATAAGTGTTTGATGTAATTTCGTACCATTCAACATCTGGCTGAGTTGATCCCTCAACTTTTACTTGACCTTGAAACTCACTAAATTTAGTTTGTAAAGTTAAAATAGGATTATCTTCGGTGTTGATTGTGCTAGAGTGATATGTGTATTCTGTTAAACCATATGACGCTTCGCCCGAAGACACGTTATTTGGAAAATCTTGCATTTGAGGAATTGTAACTTCGTCTGAGGGGACAAATGCAGGTAAAACCGAATCCAAAATCATCATGTCTCCGCGAGCACCGGCGTCTTGATCTACAAAAACAGGAAAATCAAATTCTCCCTCGGGAATTTCTAAAGAGTAGTGCGCTCTTTGAGCAGATATATTTTCAATGTCAGAAGCATTTAGTTCTAAAACCGCGATTCCTTTGAGCGAAAGCGTGTTTCGCAATGCCGTATTTAACAATATTTTATTTCCCTTGGCATCTAGCAGTCTAAATGTAATTGATTTGCCTGTAATATCAACAGGTTTTTGGTCCTGATCTAAAAGTTGAAACTGTATTCTGTTATCAACGCCTTTGTTAAGTGTCAATGGTTTAGCATATTGGGGCATATATTTTCTCGCAGAATTTCCTGTTAGGAGTACAACGGTTTGCTTTTGAATGTAAGTAAATACTGATGTTGAGTACACGCTAAATCTCCTATATTGTATTTAGTCTGGTTATGCCAAAATATTATAAATGGTAAAAAAAGTGTAAATAAGAATAGTTATGAATTCGGAAGATTTTTTTAATAAACTCAGCGAAGATCACCCTTACATTTCAATATGTTCTCATGCAGGACAAGACTATGTGGGCATCATACAAAACAGGGACGACTTAGTTACTACTTTGTATGATTATGGGGCGATTGTGTCTACAGAACTTAAAAAGAAATTTTTAGATTTGGGTGATACTTGGTGGTGGGAAAGCAACCGTCAAATACCTATCAATTTATTTTTAAAAGAAGAATGGGACCCGTTCAAGCCTTATTTGAAAACTTTCAATAATAAAAGTTTAACGCTAATTCACGGTCCTGTTATTAGTATGAATGAAATGACAAAAAAGAGAAAGAAACGCCGAAGCATTACATTGGTTAAACGACTTTCTTAGCCTTTTTTAGATATTTTTTTCTACGCTCTTTGCCCAATTTTAGACCAAGTTTGGCTGCACGTTGATCGAAAGTGACTCCCATGAGATGATCGAATTCATGTAAAAACACTCGCGCTCTAAATCCATAAAACTCTTCTTGCTTAGTTTGTCCGGTAATCGTTTGATATGTTACTACGGCACTGCTAGGTCTTTTTACTTTTAGCCACAGTCCCGGAAAACTTAAACAACCTTCTTCTCCCATAACACGATTGTCAGAAAGCGAAACAATTTTAGGATTAATACAAGCAATTAGTTCATCTTCGTTTCCCATAATAAAAATACGCTTTTTTATTCCACATTGTGGCGCCGATAATCCTACACCATTGTGTAAAAACATTAACCTAGACATTTCTTTAATAAGTTCGTTAGGATCTCCGTCTACTTCAAAATCCCAATCTTCTGCTGGTTCTAGTAATATTGGATCATCTTCTTTAACTAATTTTAATTTCATTGCTTTTATTCCACTTTATATTATTTATAGCTGTTCTTTGATTAAATTCATATGTACCACAACCAAGTGAGCATACGCTATACCATGTGCTTTTTTAAAAGAATAACCGTCGTCTTCTTTGTCCCATACATTTTTATTTACTTCGCTCCAGGGCTTTCCTATCAGATATTTTTTAGCAGGTCTAATCATTGCCAAAAACATAGCAAGTCTGGGTATAGAATTCACGGGTTCAGGTAATTGCTGTAGCGTATCAAACTGATTACCTAAATGTATTAACTGCTCGACTACTTCTTTGTTTTTTAATAGGGACCAATCAGGTTCTTGCATTAATTGTTCTAAGTGTTCTTCGTCTTTTACTTGAGAATATACGTGAACATTCAACAAATCTAGTTTGAAATATCCGCGTTCTTCTGCTTCTTTGTAATCAATAGAAGCCATATCATTGACTGGATCATATGGGACTTTTGTTATATGTACACCTGTGTTGTGCTTGCGAATTGGATTTAC